CCACCCCACCCCCCCCCCCCCCCCTCGTTTGTCATGAGTTTGGTGTCTCTTCTGATCTCATGTACATTCTTGAGTAGTGTATTTATATGTATTAATTAATATTAAAATAAACGAGTATACAAACGCCCTTGCGACGAGCGGAAACCGTTCAACATAAAATAGCTGTTTTGATAAACGTCACTCATTCATTTACATAAATCGCATGTACGTGGTAAAGTTTCATACGTAAAAGACTTAGTCTTCGAGCTATTTTGAACTAAACTGCTGTTGTTCAGTAGTGGCTGAGGGCCTGTACCCGACCGAGCGCGCGAGTATACTTCAGGTTTGTCCTACCTGTTCTATGGAAGTGTTATTTTAGTATTTGTTCCTGCTAATTTATTAATCAACTCTAAGAAATTAATAATTGACTATGGTGTTGAGTACACCGCCCCCCCCCATGCCCATGAAACAATTTAAAAATATATTTAATCGATTTATTGGCACAACAGGACTCAAATATGTACTGAATGAATTAGACTTTAGTGTCATGTGCATCAGTATAGTGTTGTTTTATATCAACACAGGACTCGATAGAGAAATTTTGCTATCCATATTTGGATTTTCATCTCTGTCCCTTATTTACCATTTTTGTTATAAGAACTTCATACTTGATAAAAGATATGGTGGATTTAGTTCCACTACTATTCATTTAGCATGTGTGTTATTTTTGAATTTTATAGTTAAGTTGACTAGTTATTATTCTATTTTTGTCATCATAACTCACTGTTTTTTGACTTGCTTATATTTGACTTACAAATATGAGGGGTTGAAAACTAGTGGTAACAATTTTGAGCCCTATAACGTCTTGAGAAAGGCGATTCGTTGTTTATTATTATTAAACAATTACCTAACAAAAGTTAGGACAATTTTGAAAAGTTTTGTTCAGTGTTTTAACATGTTGCCAACGTCTGCACAAATGGCAATACCAGTGCACATATTTCTCTTCTGGTTTAGCCCAGGAAATATTGTTGTACTCACATTAATCTTTTATGTTTGCATTTTCTTAGCAAATTCACCGGCATTGTTTCGATCTTATTGTGGTAAAAACCTTTTGGAAGTTGTGTTTCCTCCTTGTGAACATATCATGATTACAACTCTGGCTCTACGTGGAGCTGAGTCTGCTAATCAAAAGGTTTTGATTATGTTACAGTCTATCAAAAATGTTTGGAAGATTGACTCTATTGGTTTAGAAATCTACAAATTGGCAGGTGCTCACAAAGCATCACTTAGTGACTTCTTTAGTATGTTTGGATTTAAATATACCACAGATGAATCTGTTGAAGCACAAGCCTCATTGGAAGATTTTGATAGTTTCCTTACAAACTGGGAAGGTCTACGTGAATCACCTGGTGCCAAACATATTCGTAGAATATACCATATTTTATTAGTAACTAATCTTTTTAGTTTTGTAGGAATTTCGTTTGAAAAACAAGGTTTCACCAAGTTAGAAGAAGAACTGATTAAAAAGCAAAACGATTTTGGTAAGGAAGGTTTTCTTTTATATATTCTGCGTGCACTACATTTTATTGCGGATCAAGGATACAATATTTATACCACCAAATCATTTGATGGTTTGTTTTTTCAAAACAATAAACATCGCAGGTGGTATAGGAATTACCAATGGCTTGTTAGTCATGCTATATGTGCCAAAACTAATTCTACAAGTGGAGGTAGTGATTCACCTGATGGTGAGCCCTATTCCAAACACTACTATTTGGCTTTACTGGCAGACACCATTGAAGATGCTGTTCATTTGGAAAAGTATTTTAGTGTCAACGACAAACGTATGCTTGTGCAGCATAATCAGTATGTTACACAATTGTTATCCATACAGTCAGATATTAAATCACGCACTAACGTATCAACAGATAGAGAAATGCCAATGAGTATGTTACTTAATGGTGGACCAGGTGTAGGTAAATCTATGCTTGTTGATATCTTGTTTTCTCACTTTGCAAAAGTAAACATAGCAGGTATTAAAAACGTTTTACCTGCTAGTGATGATTATATGTATGTGAGGAATTATAGTGCAAAATACTGGGATGGTTTTGGATCACACATGTGGTGTGTGGTGTTAGATGATATTGGATTTATGCGCCCTGAAATTGCAAAAGGTGGTGGCGATCCATCTGTGATGGAGTTGCAGCAAATTATAAATGTTGTACCCTTCACACCGGATCAAGCTGCTCTTGAAAATAAGGGCCGTATCCCATTGTTAGCAGAGCTTGTAATTGGTACTACAAACACCAAAGAATTAAATGCTAGGCAGTATATGACGGCTCCCACAGCTGTATTACGTAGATTTCCAATAGTTATAACAGCTCAAGTTAAACAACACCTAAGAAAAGATAATTCCAATGAAATTGATATGGAAAAAGTTTCTTCTTGGGACTGTGTTGGTGATTGTCCAAACTATTGGCACTTTATAGTGGAAAGAACAGGAGTTGAATGTACTGGACAAGCAAATGTTTTTGATGGATCAGAGGCTTCTAACCATGAAATCAAGTATACTGAGATCCTTCGTACTGACAATATAAACGATGTCTTAAAATTATATCATACGCTTATCCTAGCACATTATAACAAGCGTGTTAAAGTAAACGAAAGTAAGTTTAAACTATCACACGTTCAACCATCACAGTGTTGTGGTTCTATCGTTGGATGTAATTGCCAGATTGGTTTACAGGCGGATGCTCCACGTTTAAGCCCCTTAATCCATTCTCTTCAAGAGGCTTGGTATGCAGAAAAACTACAACTTATTACTGGTTATGAAAACTTAAAAGATTCCATTATAGTCAAACTTTCCATTATAACCACATTTTTATATGTGTGCATACGTGTGTGTGAGTTTTGGTTTGGCTCTTATGAAGAACCACAAGGTGCAAAAATGCCTAAACCACGTGGTGAAGAAATTTGTAATATATATCATAGTGATATAGTGCCAGTGACACCATACGACATTTCCAATAATTCAAGATGTGAAAGGTATGATGATGTTGTAAATAAAGTTCACTCCAATGTGGTTAATTTAAGATTTCAAAATGTTGATGGAAGTTATGTTCAAACACGAGCATTGTCTACTGGTGGAGATTGTGTTATATTTACTGCCCACTCTCTACAGGGTGTTTTTCCTGGAGCAGTGTTATACTATTTTATAAGTAGTAACACCAGATTATCTCCTAACAGTCAAGTCAAATTCGAACATTCTATGGTGAAGTCTACTGGTGATATTGCAGTAATGAGAATAATTGGGATGCCCCCAAGAAAGTCTATAGTTCAATATTTTCCAGAAAGTAATAATTTTCACTATTTTGGACGTGGCGAATTATTGACTCGTTCTTGGGACGACTATGTAGTTGGCAACATTGATGTTTCCATTATTAATCAAGCTACTAGCGTGGTTAGTGATATAACTATTCAAGGTCCGATTTATACAACTACAAAAAAGGTTGCCTCCGGGACTTGTGGTTCCCCACTATTAGTAAAGGTTAAGAATGGTGCCGTTTTATACGGTATTCATTGTGCTGGGACAAAGAATCCTTCTGTTGATGAGGGGAAACCTGGTGAATGTAAAGCTTACGCACACATGTTAACTCGTGGAATTGTACAGGAACTAATTTCTTCTTTGGGAGATTTTGGTACAACTTCAGCTGATTTCAGAGAACTTAGCCTGCAAAATGAACATGTGGTTATTAAACCTATTCATACTAAATCTGTGCTTTCTTTTATTGAGGAAGGTCAAATTGTAGTTTATGGATCGTTACCTAACCACCGTACTTCGCGACGTAGTGAAGTGAGTGCTCACTTACTGCAGAATGAGTTTTGTAAATATGGTTATACTGTGCAGCATTTCGCCCCTGATTTACGCTCGTATAAAGCTTGGCGTTTGGCTATGATGAATAGTATTACACCTGTCACAAATTTTTCTCAGAAATCTATTGACGTGTGTGCTGATGCTTTTGTTGCAGACATATTGAATGCAATATCTAGTGAAACTATTAATGTTGTAGTTCATCCTATTACAAATGAAGTAGCAATTAATGGTTACCCTGGTATAGCTTATATGGACTCCCTCAATAAGTCGACCTCTGCTGGTCATCCTTGGAACCATTCTAAATTACACCATGTCGTTGAATTAGACCCAGATGATGTTTACCAGCATAAGTTCACTTTCGATGATGTTATATTAGCTAGGGTTGCCGAAATTGAAGCTAGTTACTTGGCTGGAGTGGCTGTTAGTCCAGTGTTCACAGCTCACCTGAAGGATGAACCACTTTCTGAAAAGAAGGTTAACTTGGGTAAAGTACGAGTTTTTTCCGGGGCTCCTCTTGATTGGTCTATTGTTGTGCGGAAGTACACTTTATCAATTGTTCGTTTGATGATGCGAAATAAACGCGTTTTTGAAATGGCTCCTGGTATTGTGGCTCAATCACGCCAATGGCACGATCTTTATGCCCATCTTACACAATTTGGCGAGGATAAACTCTGCAATGGAGATTACGCTAATTTTGATAAAACGCTTTTCGTATCAGTACTAGAGAAAGCTTTGTACATCATGTATAAAATAGCTGTTGCATCCGGTAACTATTCACTACAGGAGTTAAGAGTATTCTCTTGTATTTCTACCGATATATGTTTTGCCCTTACCAATTTTGATGGTGATTTAGTAACATTTATTGCCACTAATCCTTCGGGGAATCCTTTAACTGTTATAATTAATTCGTTAGTTAATAGTATGTTAATGAGATATTGCTATCTTACTTTGAACCCAAATGGTACCGTTACTGACTTTAAGGATAATGTGGTCCTTCTCACTTATGGAGATGACAACATTTTCAATAGCAATCAAGAATGGTTTAACCACACTTCTGTGGCGGATGCCCTTGGTGAGATTGGTATCACATATACTATGGCAGATAAGGAAGCCAAGAGTGTACCTTTTATTCATATGCGCGACTGTAGTTTCCTCAAGCGTCGATGGAGATTTGATTCTGAAATAGGCCACTATATGGCTGAATTGGAGGAGAAATCCATCAACAAGATGTTCACAGTGTGGGTACGTTCTAAATGTATTTCCGAGGAGGAGCAAGCTATATCTTCCGTGCAAGCTGGATTACGTGAGTATTTCTACTATGGTAGGGAAATCTATAACCAAAAGAGGTGTATGGTGATGGAAATTTTCATGAGAGCAAACTTAATGCAATACTCGTTAGTAAACTTGCCCTCCTATGATGAGCTTCTTGATCAATATCATTCTTTTAAACCGGATGTGGCTTTACTGTAAAGTTAACAATAATAACAATGAATAATAGCAATGAATAATAACAATGAGTAATAACAATGAATAATAACAATGAATAATAACAATGAATAACAATGAATAATATATCTCCTCTGCATGGGAGGAGGCACTAATAGTATTGATGTCGACTATTAGTATCCAATATGACATCATTACCTCTAAATTACAATGAATAATAATAACTCAGCAATTAGAGGTGTAAAGGACCATAATAATAAAATATCAGAGAGTGAATCTAATGTATGCTTAACATCACAACAAGTTTCATTCTTTGATTCCGAAGTTGGATATACCAACACTATTAATAGCAGACCTGATTCATCATATAATATTGGTGGAACAGATACTCTTACTCTTAATAGATGGTTGGAGCGTCCTCTTAAAATCCATGAATTTACGTGGGCTGAAGGTGCTGAAGTTACTGAGATAATTAAACCATGGCATCTTTTCTTTAATAATACCAGTGTCAAAGATAAAATATCTAACTATGCATATGTACGATGTAAGTTGCGAGTTAAGATGGTTGTGAATGGGTCACCTTCCCTTTATGGGAAGATGATGGCAGTTTACACCCCTTTACAAGATACTGTTATAGCACCAAATACTGGTGGTGCAACGGTAGATCTCGTTTCGTATAGTCAACGTCCTCATGTCTGGTTAGACACTGCTACTGGCTCTGGTGGGTGTTTATGTCTCCCATTTTTCTATAACAAGAATTGGTTGGACATAACCTTGGCAGCAGATATGGCTGCTATGGGAGAAGTAAGATTCAGAAGTACTGGATCTTTACTTTCTACTGCAGTCACCACTGACGTAGTTACTGTGTCAGTTTTTGCCTGGGCTGAAGAAATAAGCTTGGCACAAACTACTGGTGAAGCTGCAATGCAATCTGATATTGTTTTACAGGCTGATAGTTTTGCAGGTGGCCCAATATCAACTCCAGCTAGTGTTGTTGCTAACGTAGCAAACAAGCTAAAAGGTGTTCCAGTTTTGGGTCGTTTTGCTAGAGCTACTGAAATTGGAGCTACAGCTATTGGATCAATAGCTTCAATTTTTGGCTTCTCACGTACACCAGTTATTGATAACCCCGGTTTCATGAAAAATGTCCCTTTTGGTCAATTGGCTAACACAGGAACTCATGAACTAGTCGATAGGTTAGTACTTGACCCAAAACAAGGATTATCAGTTGACCCGTCTTCCACTGGGCTGGCTGAAATAGATGAGATGACGATCTCTTACATTGCAACTAAAGAGACTTACATAGATCAAAAAGTGTGGAACCCCAGTGATGCTGTGGATACTGTCATATACAATATTAATGTAACACCCAGTATGTTTATGCTTAATCCATTAGCAACACGTATTGCTCCTTCAGCTCTAGATTTTGCTAGTTACCCCTTTGAATACTGGCGCGGAGACATCACATATAGAATTATGGTGGTTGCATCGCAATTTCATAGAGGTCGCATTTTGGTCCAGTGGGATCCGACGGGCAGTTTGTCTGACTTTGACACTAATGTACGAGCTACCCATATTATCGATTTAGCCAATACAAGAGATTTTGAATTTACTATACCCTATGGAGCTGATTCTCCATGGCTGCGTCGTGAATGGAATCGTTCTTTACCGAATTACAATCAAAATGGGCATACCCAAAATGGTTATAATGGGGCTTACTCTAACGGTGTGGTACGATTATCTGTGCTCAATCGACTTGTATCAATTCCTGGTGCTAATACTGGGGTTAGAGTAATGCTGTTGATTAAGGGCGGAAATAATTTTGAAGTTGCCGTGCCACGTGAATTATCAGATCTTGCGATGCCCGTACACAATTCGGTTGAATTACAATCTGAAATTGTGTTACAGAGTGATACTCAAGATCGTGTTGGTGATGAAGAGAATATTCCAGAGGGTACTCCTTCCTCTAACCCAATCGTTGCAGTGGATGATGATAACATGGACCTTACATATTCCGCGTGTATGGGCGAAAAGATTGTATCTTTTCGCACTTTACTCAAGAGATATGTACCCAATTTTGTAACAAATTACCCAGCTGGAACTAGTGTTGGACCACTATTTATTTCGAGCACGATTTCAAGATGGCCTGTTCCACGAGGATTGTATCCTTCTGGACTCCACTTATCTGGTGTCAACGCGTGTAATTACTCAGGTTACACGTTATTTAACTACCTGCAAGGTGCTTTTGCAGGTATGCGAGGAGGGTCGCGTTGGAAATTTAATTTGGTTTCCACGACCCTAGCTAATTCACTCACTGTTGATCGTAAGCGTGCTACTTTAACTACTGGGGGCTATGCCGCCATTAGAAATTTAGATAAAACGAGTTCCTCAACAATAGCTAAGACCTTAGTACCACCTTCCAATTTCTCTGGTTTGTCATTGACAAACCCTAGAACACAAACCGGAGTGGAAATTGAGGCACCCCACTATTCAAGATTTCGTTTTGTCTCTCCTAATCCATATGGTACTATGTATGGAACCACCGCAGATGAAACTACGACGGATTGTATTCGCTATGAAGCATGTATACCTGACAATGTCAGTGGTGTAAATCAATATTTGCAGGGATATCATGCTGTGGCTGATGACTTTTCATTCTTTTTCTTCTTAGGTGCACCAACCATGTATCTAACTGGTTCGTTTTAGATTGCGATGTAGATTAACACTGAGTTTTAAGCACA